TAAGGAGACCACCATGAAAAAGACAAAGACAAAAGCTGATCGCATCCGCGAGTACCTGATCAAGAACCCGAACGCTGACGTGACCAAGCTGGCCGAGCGATTCCAGACGGCCAAGCCGGTCATCTACAAGCTGCGCAAGGACCTGCAGGTCAAGCTGCCTGTGGAGCTGCCGCAGGAAGCGCCGGCGGAGATGACCTGGACGGCCACGGCCAACGACCAAGGGGAGATCGTGGCGCTGCTCACGGAACGCGGCCACGAGTACGGCCCATTCAGGGACGGTGCTGCGCTGATGCAGGGCATGAAGCGCCTGATGGCAGACCACGCGCGTGCGCATGACAAAACCTTCAGCGACGACCAGTGGGAAGCCCTGGAGATGATCGTCCACAAGATCGGCCGCATCGTCAACGGCAGCCCCGATAAGGTCGATCACTGGAAGGACATCGCCGGCTACGCCATGCTGGTGGCGGACCGCCTGGAAGGAGTCGCACGATGAAGGATTTGATCCCCGTTGGCGTGGTCCTGTGGGTTCTTGCCGCATGGATCACGCATATCGTCGTATGCCTCAAGACCGCGTCCTGGGGCTTCCTGGTTGCTGGCGCGCTGCTGTTTCCCATTGCGTGGATTCACGGCACGGGAATTTGGTTCGGGTGGTTCTGATGTTCAAGATGCCTGAGAAGTTCCGAGTCAAGCTCTCCGGTTATCCAGAGGGCGACGCCGGCAACGGAGCCTTCGTGGTCAAGCTCAAGCACAGCCAGGTGGTCTTCGTTCTGGCCAGCGATGGCGCGGGCTGGGAGCACGTGAGTGTGAGCCGCAAGGACCGCTGCCCGACCTGGGAAGAGATGTGCCAAGTCAAGGACCTCTTCTGGGACGACGAGGACGTGGTCATGCAGTTCCACGTGCCGTCCAAGGATCACGTCAACAACCATCCGTACTGCCTGCACCTATGGCGGCCTGTTGGCCAAAACGTGCTGCGGCCGGATCGCATCATGGTGGGGTTCAAATGACCGTCATCATCTGGGATCACAAGAACGGTTTGCTCGGCGCTGACAAGCAGGCGACACAGAGTGACCTGGTGCGCCGCGTGACCAAAATCCGCCGCATCAACGGCCACCTATGCGCAGCGGCTGGGGACTGGGACCTGGCGCAGGAGATGTTCCACTGGTTCGAGCAAGGGGCCGAGCCTGGCAAGGAGCCCGCTTGCATGCGCAACAAGGACGACTGGGTGGCCTTTCTGGTCATCACGCCGGACAAGCGCGTGCTCAAGTACGAGAAGAGTCCGTACCCGATGGACTTCACCGAGGCCGCACGCAGCGATGGGTGGTACGCCTTTGGTTCTGGTCGCGACTTCGCCATCGGCGCGCTGGCCTGCGGCGCGGACATCCACACCGCCCTGGAGGTCGTCAGTCGGTACTGCGCCGGCTGCGGCATGGGAGCAGATATTTTGTCTTTGGTCGAATAAAGTACTTGACAGGTACTTCGCGGTACCTGCTAAAATCAACTTGCCAACTTAGAAAGGAGAAAGGCATGAACTTCAGTCTCAACATCCATCGGGTGACCGACATCATTGTCGGACCTGCCAAGGAAAACAGCAGCGGTGCCGGTAGCTACGGCACCTACGCCACGCGGACCATCGAGATCAAGACGCCGGAAGGCGACTTCGAGCTCACTCTGTTCTCTGAGCACGTGGGTGAGGATCACGAGGGTGAGCTGCTGCAGGTGAAGTCATGAGCATGAACACCCCGTTCCACCTGCGCCAGCGGGAGTTCAACGCATTCAATGCAGCGAACCCTGAGGTGTGGCAGCACTTCGAGCGCTTTACGATGGAGGCCATCAACGCCGGCCATCGCAAGATCAGCCATTGGCTCATCATCAACCGCATCCGCTGGGAGGTGATGATCACCACCACCGGCTCGGACTACAAGATCAGCAACGACCACATCGCGTTCTACGCGCGCTTGTTCGTGAAGGTGCACCCGCAGTACCGGTTCATCTTCAACCTCAAGCGCATGCGTGACGAACCATGGCACGGGGATATGCCGCTATGAGCCCGCTGATCCAGGAGATGGTGAGCCTCGAACCCGAAGAGGCCATCAACTACCAGTGGTTCGACATGACCGCTGTCTACCGCCACGAGCAGCACATCAGTGGCGAGCTCCTGGAGCGGCCGCTGCCCTTCCCCAAGACCGCGCTGGTGTGCGGATACGAGGGCAAGAAGGTGCTGATCCTGGCCAACCGTGTGGGCACGGTGACTGCGGTGGTGGGCTGGCAGTTCTACGGCAAGTCCTACCAACCGACCGTGCCGTTCACCTTCATCGTCACCCCCGACGGTGTCAAGGTGCGGCACGAAGACGGCACCAAGTTCGACTACCGCACCAGTCCCGCCACCGGCGTGCTGGCCTTCATCTGCGCGTTCCTTGAATCCCTGGACGTGGCCCCCGCCACGGGCTACACACCGCTCAAGCGCGCGAACTGGGCCAAGAAAATCCGCCAGGGCAAGGTCCCGTCCTACGACTGGACCACGGTGGTGATCGAGCCGCGCCGACCACGGTCCGAGGACCAAGGTGGCACACACGCGAGCCCGCGCTGGCACGAGCGCCGTGGGCATTGGCGCACGCTCAAGTCTGGCAAGCAGGTGTGGGTGAAGAACTGCGAGGTCGGGGACAAAACGCGCGGCGCGGTGTTCCACGACTACAAGATCAACGAGAAGGCCTTTGCGCCGGAGACGACATGACCAATGATGAAACACCAGTGTTCAGTGTCCACGGGCCACGGATCAGGGTTCGCAGACCACGGACCGTGGTCGCGGCCATGGTGATCTCGCAGGAGGCCTTCATCGAGATCGACAGCAGCACCATGAGCCAGGAGTTTTTGCTCAAGCTGATGTATCACATCGGCCAGGGCAACATCCGCGTCAAGGTATCGGAGGTGGTGCAATGACCGAGTTCGACACCACCTGCTGCGGCATCCCTTGCACGATCCGCGTGACCTACTGGGAGGCCTACGTCCCGGCCAAAGTGAGCGGCCCGCCCGAGAACTGCTACCCAGCGGAAGGGGGCTGCGGGGACTGGGAAATCCTCGACCGCAGGGGCCGACCCGCGCCGTGGTTGGAGAAGAAGCTGCAGGGTGATCCCCGCGAGAGCGAGCGCCTGGAGCAAGAAGTTTTTGAACACATGGAGAACCAAACCGATGACTACTACGACTGAAACCCCCATCGTGATCACCGAGATCACGCCTGTGAGCGAGAGCAAGAAGCGCCCGCGCCGCACGTACAAGGACGTCGAGGCCGACGCATACCTGCGAGGCAAGCTGGACGGCCGTGAAGAGGCGCGGCAGGAGTTTGAATCCGCATGGAAGCTGATGTCCAAACATTCGAACGACCTGCTGCTGGAGGTGCACACCCTGCGCGAGCAGTTGGCCAACATCTCCCTGCGCCGCCTGGCCTGGCAGCGGATCAAAGGGCTCTTCGCCGGCTACGGCCGCTCGCAGAGCAACAACGAGCTGTTCGATGATTGGGACAAAAAATGACCAGGCAAAACGAAGTCTGCTGGATCGACAAGGATCGGTTCAAAGAGCTGGTGGAAGGTGGCTCGGTGACCACGACTCTGACATCGCACCGGCCGTTTGCGGATGACGTGCCGCTGTACGCCAAGCGCGAGCGCGTGGTGTTCCCCACTATGCTGCGCAAAATGTGGAGTGGCAGAGAAGTCCAGGCATGGTTGGATGAACATGTGAACGGAGGTGAGGCATGACCTGCAAACACGACTGGCATTTCATCGAGGGCACCGACCGGCTGCAGTGCGCACGCTGCAAAGCGGAGACCGGGCCACGGACCTATGACCAACTGACCCGGGACATGTTCGAGGACATCACCGTTCCCACGGAGCAAATGCAACAGTACAAGCTCCACGACTCACGGCCCAACAGCGTCATCTTCCACTGTGCGGTGAACGACGAACAAACCGCAGTGCTGCGTATCTCCAAGGACGGTATCTGGGCCAACCCGGACGTTCCTGTAGACGACGCTGCCAAGGCGGTTTTGGCTGCGGTGGATGGCTATGTCAAAGACATGGTGGCGCGCGCCGTCAGTGAACAGGCCGCAGAGATCGAGCGCCTGGGGGAGCTCTGCTATGACTACATCGGCGAGCTCACAGCCTTGCGCGCTGCCAAGCAGATGCAGCAACGGATTGACGAGCTCAAAGGGCAGCGGGAAGAGCTGGAGACAGTCTACGAGACTATCGTTCACTGGGATGAAGGTGGAGGCAAGCGCAGCCGCCGAGAGCTGGCGCGGCGCATTGTCGGACTCTTTCCGGGCCGGCCTGAGTGGCAGGGGCTGACGGAAGAAGAGGTGATGAACTTCTACATGTTCTGGGTGGTGGACCTCCAGGACATCATCGGTTTCTACAAAGCCATCGAGCGCAAACTCAAGGAGCGAAACAAATGAGCAGGAGCGGCTACTCTGACGACATCGAAGACAACTGGCGACTGATCATGTGGCGCGGCCGTGTGGCCAGCTCCATCCGTGGCAAGCGTGGCCAGGCCCTTCTGCGCGAGCTGCTGGCCGTTTTAGATGCCATGCCTGACAAGAAGCTGTACCCCAACAGCTTCGCGACCGCCAGTGGCGAGTACTGCACCCTGGGGGCCCTGGGCGCGGCCCGTGGCGTCAAGATGGACGACCTGGGCGACGCAGAGGATGGCTGCGATGAGCGCCTGGTGGCAGAGCGCTTTGGCGTGGCCGCCCCACTGGTCCAAGAGATCATGTGGATGAACGACGAGTTCGTGGACGATTGGTATTGGAAAGACATCGAGCTGCACGGGCCGCCCACCGAGCGGGGACCCGACTGGGGCCGGCCTCTGCGCCACAGTGTTCGCGTACAAGACGGTACCGCCCCTGAGCGCCGCTGGCGCGTGATGCGCGATTGGGTGGCCAAGCAAATCAAGGAGAAGGACCATGCCTGACATCAACGACCTGCTGATCGACGCCGAGAAAGTGATGCGCCAGTGCCAACGCGGGACAAGGAACTACCAAGAAGCCAACGACCTGCACGCGCAGTGCTATGGAACCATCGGAGCCCTGATGCTGGAGCTCAAAGCCATGATCGTGCTTCACGGACCACGGACCGAGGGCACGCAGCAGGACCTCTTTGGAGACAGCAAATGACAGCCATCTTCCCTGCCTCTCAAGAGCACGTGGCCGCGATGCGCAAGGCCATCTACGACCTGGACTTTTGCCTGTGGCGGGCGCGTGCCGAAGCACAGCATGGCAGCAGCTACCACACGCAACTGGGCTTTGCCATCGACGCCCTGATCCACCTGCAGAAGGTGTTCGGCCTGGCCACGCCGTCACCCGACACCA